AGGGTCTGGCATTTTCGTAATACAACCATAACAAACCTTGTTTTGACAAGTTAAACACTCAAATCTATCATAGTAACTTAAACCAAAAGATTCGTCATAAAGTTCTTTTTCATCGGTGTTATATTTTTTTTCTTCTGTGATTTTTTCATATAAATCAAATAAATCACCACATTTAATATCAATGAATTTTTCATAACATACACAACAATTTACATCTTTAAATTTTATCCCCTCACTATATAAAATTTTAATTGTAGATTCGTTCATAATAAATATACTATAATAGTTATTATGTTTATATTATTTCAATTTTATTATAAGCGAAACGCAACCAAATATTTAGAGGCATTGATTTCCCTTTTAAAACCGAAAACAAACTCTTTTAATGAAATTGCACCACAATTTCAACATCTTCTTTCTTGATGCTTTTTGTAGCAGAAACGGATAGCTCCTCTCTCTTTTTTCGCGTCTTAGAATTATCTACAACCAATTCCTTTCTCTTTGATGTACTATTGCGACTATTCATATCTTTTTCTATGGTCTCATAATTTTCGTCAATATATTCAATGACACGATTTTCAATTGCCCATTTGAAAAAATTCAATTGACCGATAGTAGTTTCAATGCATGTTCCGCTCTTATATGGGATACTTATTCTATCCCATCGACAAAAAGGATCGAATCGGCGTTTACTGTAAGCTTTAAGCTTTAACTTGTAATCAAAATACACCTTAAATCGTATGACATTTCCGGTTTGATCCGTTATGGGATATAACGTATAATTCTTTTTGGCGTAATTCGTGGCAAACCAATCTACAATACGAAGTGAAATTTTAGATTCACCTGTAATAATTTTCAACATTCTACTCAAATAAGTTTCATTCTTATAAAATTCCATTAAATTATTTAGCAACAATTGATTTTGCGTAGTATAATTAGTTGTAGCGTTCATTAGTTAAAATGCAAACAAATTTTTTAAGTTGTTTATTATGAAATATATTTAGTTTTTATAAAAATAAATACGCAAAATTATTATTATTATTATTATTATTATAAAAACTAAATATATTATATAAATGTCAATGTCAATGTCAAATTTAATGACAACATTTTTTGGTCCTTTAAGTAAGGATTCATGTTTGTACTTTTTTATTTTAACAGTAATTTGTTTTGTTACATTAGTATTCGTTTTACTAACTGAACTTTATTTCATCGTAATGAATTTTAATAAACTGAATTTTAAGGCATTTATGCACGGGGTATTAATTTTATGCAATGTTTTCCTTGCTTATTTTGTCAACAGATTATTTTACACAATGTGTGCTAAATCTTTAGCTTAGTTAATTAAAATTAGAACTGGATTGTTCATCTTGATTTCTGGTTGAACCTTGTGTTGTATTTACTGGTTTTAAAAACTGATCTCTAACGGATATATCATCTATATAATTATTTTGTCCTAAAAATGGATTAAACCCAATTTGTTGAAGCATATCTCTGCCTGCCATTTTAGAACCTATTTCTTCTCTCTTGTTTGATACTTTAAAACCAGAATTTGCGGCGCTTTGGTTAAGTAATTCCCAAGTATTTTCATCATGATTTAATGATGACGTATATGCTGTTTCTTCCATTTCTTTGCTAAATTGTTTGTTTTCTAATTCCTGTACATGTTTTAATCTTCTAGATCTTTCATAAGGTTCGCCTTTTGTCCATTTCCATTCCATACCAATAATATTTAAATAGGGATTAAATATTATTAATAAACTTAATAATAAAAATATTAAGTAAAAATATATAAAAAAATATACACTAATTTAAATAATGACTATTATTAACGGCATTGAAATTTACGACATTAATTATAAAGTAAATGATATTAAATATGCTATTAAAAACAATGACCCTATTGAGGAAAAACTAAACGTAATTATTGTTGTCTCTAATCCTTGTTTATATGCTACACGATATATTTTACTAAAAGAATTTGTCAAAAGATTTGAAGAGGAAGAAGAAAATGTAAATTTATTTGTTGTTGAATTGGCATATAAAAACCAGCGATTTTATGTTACAGATAAAAAAAATAAAAATCATTTACAAATTAGAACTGATACGCCTATATGGCATAAAGAAAATATGGTAAATTTAGGAGTTAAATATTTATTACCTAGTACCTGGAAAGCCTTTGCCTGGGTTGATGCTGATATTGAATTTGAAAATAGCTCATGGGCGTTAGATACATTAAAGATACTAAATGGTTGCAAAGATGTAGTGCAACTTTTCAGTCATTGTGTAGATATGGCTAAAGACGAAAGTAATTTAAACATATTTAATAGTTTCGGTTATAGTTTTAATAAAAATAAAAAATATACCACAAAAGGTTTGGATTATTGGCACCCTGGTTATGCTTGGGCTATGACTAGAAAAGCTTATGAAAAAGTAGGGGGTATATATGATAAAGGAGTCCTCGGTTCAGGTGATAATATTATGGCTTTATCTTTCATTAATAAATGTAAAAATATGAATAACCCAAATTACAGCGATGAATATAATGGTAGTATGTTAGAATTTGAAAAGAAAGAAAAGACGCTACGTCTAGGATATACACCTGGAGTAATTAGACATTATTTTCATGGTTCAAAAAAAAATAGAAACTATACAGAGAGATGGCAAATTCTAATGAAGCATGCGTTCGCGCCAAGTCAACATTTAACATATGACCCATTTGGTATATTAATCCCAACTGCAGAATTCTCTGAAGAATTTAAAAACGATATTATGGATTACTTCAAAGAGAGAAAAGAAGATGAATAGAATTTAATCATCATTTGTATCCTGCTTCACAATATTCAATTGTTTTGTAAACAAGAACTTTTCATCTGTTCTTCGGCGGCGTTTCAAGTTACATTCTAAACAAGCCAAGTGATAATTATCTATATTATGTCCAAGATCATTATCAACTCTATCAACAGACCATTGCCGCATCTCTCGTGAAACATCATATAGAACATTCATTTCATTTTGACAATATCTACATTTCAATTCACATTCAATCATTTTATGAATTACAGATTCAAATGTTAAAAATTTTGTTTCATCAAAACGTTTTTTAAGTGTATCTTGTTGTTTATAACTACTAATTTTCCTATTTATTTCTTGAATTGCTATTTTAGACACATCATTAAAATGTGCAAAATTATTATTTAAAATTTCATTTACCATTTTAATTTGGTTTGAATATTTAAAATGTTCTTCTGAAAAATCCCATTTCTCGGATTGAACGCGTTTTTTCGTTTCTTTTTCCAAATTATTAGCATTTATTAATTGCTTTATTTTGTATCTATTATTCGTTCCCGATATATTTATTTTTTTTTGATTTTCGTCCATATATTTATTATTTATATAAATATATATTTTTGTATTTATATATATTTTAAAATCAATATAAAAATTCTCCAACAAATATATATTTAAAAAAAGTGAATTAAACTTAAAACTATATAGTAATATATAATGGAAAATACCAATGTTGATGAAAAAGAAAGTCAAGAACTAAAAAATATTAAATACAAACCAATGTTATTTAATGGGATGAGTTTTAGTGAAACAAAGTCTTCTAGTGATATGTCAAGTCTAGAAAAATTTCTAGAAGCAGAAAAAATAACCAATAGTAATGAACCTTGGTGCAAACTAAATAAAACAATAAAAACAAAAAAAATACTAGACTTTGTAGAATGTTATAGTAAAGAAAAGAGTTATGATGAGGAAGAAATTAAGCTTTTAACTGCGTTCTTGAAAGATAGTCTTGACAAGAAAAAATTATCAAGAGTCAAAGATGTTATTTATGATAAGATAACTGGTATTGTCAAAGAAATTCCTGCGCTAACATATATTAAATCTAATAAGCATTTTACTTTAAAAAATATTGATAAGCGTGTTTCTACTTTAAAATCATTAGCTCCTAAAAAGAGCGGCACAATTAGAAATAAATTAACACAAGAAATACAAGAAACAAATAAAGAAAATAATGACTCTGATTCTAATGATGAAAACTAGAATAAAAATAGAAACTAGAATAAAAATAGAAACTAGAATAAAAACTAGATATATAATAACAAATTTATATTAAAAACATTTAAAGTAATATATATAGTTAT